CGAATGATCTCCTTAAACGACATTTCGTCCGCCTTGGTGTTGAAGACGTCGCTCGCAGTAGCAGTGGTGTTCTTGCCATCAAGCGCCATCACGCGAGCGTCAGTCGTACCTGTGGCATTCGGCGCAAACCGTACGTGAGCCATTTGCATGTTTTCCGAGATGTTACTGTTCAGAGGCTTGCTCCAACCGAAAGCAGTCGCAATCGCACCTGCACTCGTAATTACGGAAGCAGCTTTGTCCATGGTTTCCGGTAGGATCGAACTCACCAGGGATGCGCCCGGAACAGCTTCCACCATCTTCATGACATTGCCCGTCAGTGCCTCAGCAGTCCCCGCTTGCGCCTTTCCAGACAGAGCGGGGGCTGGTGGGATACCAGTAGGCATGGCAAGATCGATGTTTTCTGCCCAGCACCAGATCGTACCGTCGACGTCATCTGCGCCAGTAAGTGCAGAAAGCACTTCCACGTGGAGCCGCCCTGCAGTTCCGTACCCTTCGACGAGATCGTAGTGTGACATGACCGGGAAGAAGGGAATACGAATTCGGCAGGCTGTTGACTCATTGCATCGATACACTGCGTTCGGGTATCCGAACTTTCCTCCTAGGTGGTGTGCGGAGGAAAGTTCCGTGGAGCGATCGTCCTCGAGAGGGTTAAACCAGGCGAGGAGTCCTCCAGCGTTAAACGGTTGGGCGTTAACTTGGATTTCAACGACGAACGTGCAGCGTAGGAAACGAAACCCACGCAACTTTTCCTGGATCATTGGATTGGAGAAGATCCAGGCATGAGGAAAATCGTGTTCTGAGATGAGCGCACCAGTCCCTTGTCCCTTAGTCCAGTCGAATGACTTCAACAGGACTGGACGACGAAGAAAACCGATGATATCATTGGTAAGTCCGTCTTCAGCACCGCACTGAATTTCTTCTGGCACGGTGGTGGAAATGGCACGATCCTCTACATTCACTTGTCCATCCTCCACAATCTTCATTACCTCCTGCTGTAACACAGTCTCACCCTCTTGGCCCGCAAAATTCGGAATCTCGCTGGGCTGTTCAAGGCCAGACTGTGCCACACCAGTAGGGGTGTCAAAGATACCGTCGAGGTGTTCATCGACTGTATCGACACCAAAATCGATGTCAGGGAGCTGATCCACTTGATCCAGGTAGGCAACTGCTTGTGCAGCGTTGAGTTCAGGGTCAGTCGGCGGAGTTACAACCCCTGGGGAACCACGAAGCGTGATCAAGGAGTTACATGCGCGGTGGAGTGAGCGAGCCGTGTTGGCAACCATACCCATATCGGGCTTCCAGCCTCCCGCTCGCTGCTCCATCACCTGAGTGTAAACATTGACCACGTCGATGATTCCCTGGGATAGCTGTTTCCAGCCATTGTCTTCTGTCAGTTGTAGCTGTTCGAGTTGTAGTGTTAGTGTTTGAGTTGTAGCAAGTGAGTTTTCTTCGGGGTGGGGACCACTTAATCGACCCACACCAGCACGCCGAGTGCATAGCCTATTGTTTTTGGAGGGCACACATGCACCACTAGAGGTAAATACCTCTCCCTCCGCTGACTGGGACTTCCCAGACAAGCACCCCAGCGGGATTTGCTGCATCGGACCGTCCGGCGAATAGTCTGAAGCCCTGGTCACGGGGTTTTGCGACAATTTTCCACGGTATACGTATTTCTCCATGTCGAGGCGGTTAGCTTCTTCATATGTTGGAAACGCGCATGGGGCCATGTGGTATATTGCGCTTCGTGCGGCGTCGAGTTTGGGGTAGTGCAGGTTCCAGATCTGTCGCGAGTGTTGTGAGAGTTCGTAAACGGCATCTTGCAACACTAGCGCAGTGAGAGCTGCTTGGCTGTCTGTCCGGGTCTTGTTCCAACACGGCATCTCGAGAATCGTGTCCAACTCGAGCGGTGCCCGATGTCGCGCTTGATCAGCGTCCCACCGAAACTTCCGCTTGAGAAAGGCAATATCCCCGAGGTACCTGTGGGAAACCATTTCTCCTGTTTTGGCTTCATCTGTGTACGTCATTCCAAACGTTGCGTACATCTCAGCTTGTGTGATCTGGTTGAACCACGGGAGGATTTCATCACTGATGTTCGTGACGTCATCGTCACCGTAGTTGTTATGGTTCACATGTTCCTCAAAAGCCGCCATCGAACAGTACTGAGGTGCGTATTTCTCTGCACAGAGCAGAAACACAACGCGCACCACAATACTGTGGACAACGGAGTTGAGGAGCGAAGTGAAGGGACATCCAGATGGCTGACCGTGTGTCCACACATACACGTCCTTGCCCGAGATGTGGATAGAATTCACAATCTCGAGCCAGAGCAATGTACGGATCTCCATGTCTTCAGGATCACTGGGAGCCTTGGCGTAGAAATCTTCTACCACGTCCAGCGTGGCCCAGATCACAGACGCAGGGAGAGAACCATCGTAGTTGGTGAAATCACCTGCCACGACGGCTCTCCCCTTCCGCTGCAACCTCCGAGCCA